GTAGCACGGTAAGAGTCTGCAGGAATTTTGGAATCAAGTATGACCAAGCCTGAGCTGCTCTCAGCCATCTTCGTTTTGGGCCTGACTTGCAACCACGTATCCATTCATCAAAAGCCTCTAGGAAGCCTCGAGCAATCACATAGTCCGCATAGTCCACTGTGACCTCTGCTGTGTTTTCGCCTACGAAAGCCGCGATTCTTGCGCGAATAAAGGGAGGCGCATCTTCCTCAGCTTGTTTGAGAAGTGCAACACGGGAGGTTAGCCGAACAGTGACAACATACTCTTGTGGTCGTTGCTGGCCGCCTGGGATGATGGAGAAGTTGTACTTCAAGACTACCGTCACGCAAGGGTTCGGATTGTTTGCGTTGTACAAGTTAAATCGGTCGAAGGACGTAAATTGTTCCTTGCGCTCCTTGTCGTGAAAAACTGAAATCGTTTCGTTTCGAGCAACAATGTGGTGTACATCACATAGCTGGAGTATTTTGTGATGCAACTGCTGAAGATCTGAAACTTCCAGAAGAATATTCTCTGAATATCGCTGGCGAATCTGCTCGGTTCGTCCAGTAATTTGATGATAAATGTCTTGGTATGTTTTTAGAGACGGTAGGTGGTTTGAACCACCGGCGCTGATCGGTTGCACGTTCCCGTTATCACGATGTTCGACAATCTCGCTCAAAATAGTATCTCCCTCAGTCAATTTTTTTGTGTTTCAAGTCAGCCGCTCGCCCAAAGCTTTAGCTTGGTTTTAACTGGGGTCGCATTGCATCCTAGAAACGCGATAGGGCGCAAAAACGCTGAGATGTTATCAAATGTAATATGGGGTTTGCCAGCGTCTTCAGGCCAGCATTTGCGGGCCTTATTTGTTTGTGCCTCGCTAGGCACAGTCACTCCATCGCAATGCCGCACCCTGCGGCTCACCTTCGATGGAGTGGCCAATGTCCGAATCCGAGAACAAAGAAACCAAGCTGACGGCAGCTGATGCTGCCAAGCGCGTTCAGCGCATCGTCCTGGAGCCTGCAGAAGGCAAGGACAAGTTCAAAGAAAAGCGTCTCGCGGTCTCCGCTGATGAAGTGCTGTCCTTCAAGGACTACGGCACCCATATCGTCGTGGTCACCGTAGACGGTCAGAAGCTGACTGGCAAATAAGCCATGCTCAAGCTCATTCCTCACGGCACAGGCTTTGATCGCCTGACGGAGGCGGTCACTTCCGAATACGGCCAACTGATCGAGCTGGTGCGCCAGGCAGTGCGCGACAAGCTGCGTCTGACGGTCAGCAGCGACTACTACGTCGACATGCGAGGCATCTGGCCTGACCGGGCCGTGGTTCAGGTCAAGGGCCGTCTGTATAGCTACGCCTACACCGTCAGCGCGGATAACACCGTGGCTCTGGCCGAAGGCGAGGAGGTGGTGGCCCAGTTCCAGCCAGTGTCCGATAAGTCGGCGGCCATCTTTCCCGATATCTCCGAAGCAGACCGTGCGGCAGGCAGAGTCAAGCTTTCAGAGGTCGTGCGCGAATCTCAGGAAGCTGCATCCTTCCGTGAAGCCCAAGACGGCACGATCGAAGTCACATTGATCCGTGCGGGCCGCAGCGGCAACCGCAACTATTACCCCGATCAGGCACTGCGCGAAGCAGCCCCTATGTTTGAGGGCGTGCGCGTGTTTGCCAAGTCTGATGCCGATCACAGCGCGGGCAAGGGCAAGGACGTGCGCAATCTGATCGGTGGCATCTACAGCGTGCGCTTTGTAGAAGGCAAGACGCCCGACACCGGCAGCCTGGTTGGCACCTTTAAAGCCATCGACCCCAGCGACTCGACGGTGACCAAGATGGTCGGCTCCGTCAAACGGGGCATGCAGGGTCTGCTGGGCCTGTCGATCGACGCTGATGCTCGCACTCGTCAACGCCGCAATGGCAGCGAGACCCTGCGCGAAGCCGTGACCTTCACCAAGGTGCACTCGGTGGACCTGATTGTCGAGCCAGGCGCGGGCGGCGGCCTGGACCGTCTGACCGAAGCCGCTGCCGATCCAAGTACCTCTCCCCCTGAATCTCAAGAAGGAAGCCAAACCATGCCTTTGTGGAAGCAACGCATGCTGGAGGCCATCAAGGCCAAAGACCCGGCGAAGCATGCCGCCATCAAACTGGACACGATCACCGACGATGAGGTGGTCAATCTGCATGAAGCCGTTTGCGGCCCGCTGGTGCCCGAGCCTGGCACGCAGCGCGTGACCGAGGCCCAGGGCGACGATGCGCCACTGACCCGCGCCGACTTGCAGGTGTTTGAGCTGCGGGGTGCTGCTCGTGAGCGCATCAATGCCGCCAAGCTCCTGCAGGCAGCCAAGGAGCGCTTGCTGACTCAGGTGGCCACCGCTGGCGCTGATCGCCTGACCGAAGCCGCCGTGGGTGAGCTGATCAAGGCCGAGGGCGACTACATCGCCCGCATGACGGAGTCCGGCACGGTTCGTGTGCCTGCGTTCGGTAATGGTTCCATCAACGTGGAAGACCGCAGCGTGTCCATCCGCGAGATGCTGACGGCGTTTTTCGATCCTACGCACAAGGAGCACCGCAACGTGCAGTCGCTGCGGGAGTGCTATATCGAGATCACGGGCGACCGCCGTGTCACCGGCCAGATCCGTGACTGCGATCTGGGCCGCATGGCTGAGAGTCTGGGCGTCATGCGTGAGTCGGTCACCAGCAGCACCTGGAGCGATGCGCTGGGCGACAGCATCACACGCCGCATGCAGGCGGTCTATACCGGCCTGACCAACCTCGACGCCTGGCGTCGTGTGGCCACGACCGCACCGATCAAAGACTTCCGCACGCAAGAACGCATCCGCATCGGTGGCTACGGCAACCTGCCTGCGGTTGCCCAGGGTGCTCCTTATCAGCCGCTGGGCTCGCCTGGCGATGACAAGGCCACCTTTGCGGTGAGCAAGCGCGGCGGCACGGAGGACGTGACGCTGGAGGCGATCAAGAACGACGATGTCCAGGCGCTGCGCCGCATTCCCACCGAGCTGGCGCTGGCGGCCAAGAACACGCTCTATGAGTTTGTGTTCGACTTCTTCCGCGTCAACGGTCTGATCTACGACACCAAGGCGCTGTATCACGCCGATCACAGCAATCTGTTCACTGGCGCACTGACGGCTTCCGAGTTTGCGGCGCATCGCTTGGCCATGCTCAAGCAGACCCGTGCGGGCAGCGCCAAGCGTCTGGCCACAGGCCCGGCAGCGATCCTGGTGCCGTTCGAGCTGCAGGAAACAGCCTATGACCTGTTTGTGCGTGGCCAGAACCTGGACAAGACCTTTGTTCAGACCATCAACCCCGAGGTGATCCCCGTCAGCTATTGGACGGATGCCAACGACTGGTGCACGGTTGCTGACCCTGTGGTGCTGCCGGTGCTGGAGGTCGGTTTCCTCGACGGCCAGGAAGAGCCCGAGCTGTTTGTGCAGGACCAGCCCAACGGCGGCTCCATGTTCAGCAACGACAAGCTGACCTACAAGATCCGCCACATCTACGGCGGCACCGTCCTGGTCGACGGTGAGAAGGGCACCACGAAGGCAGTGGTCGCATAACTCGCTCAGCCCGCCAGAGCCATCCAGGCCTGCCCCCAAGTGGGGCGGGTTTGCAAAGTCACCAGCCTGGCCCGGAGCCTTTGCAAACCCATGGTCGATTTTTCCATTCCCTCTTTAAATAGTAGGAGCCATCGTGGCGCTTGAGGATTTTCAGAATCTGGTCAAGGACATGGTCTCGGACCAGGACGATGCGATCACCGCTGAAGTGCGCGACCGCGCCCTCGACCAAGCGCGCATGCGCTACAGCGAAGACATGCCGCGCCTGGAGCTGGAGGAGGTGGTGTGGCCTGCCACTGGCGTCTTTGGTCCGGTGCCTGCGGCCTGGTCAGATAGCGCGGTCATCCAGTCCGTGGAGTTTCCGGTGGGGCGGCGTCCTGCCTCTCTGGTGTTAGCGGACGCTTACCGAACGGCGAACGGCTGGGGTCTAGAGAGCGTACACGTGCTGCCTGGTAATGCCTTGGTCCGGGTGAGCTTTCTGCTTCCCCATGCGCTGGACGCCACCGCCGACAGCATTCCTCAGCGTCATCGCCTGGCCGTGGCGTCGTTTGCGGCCCATCTGCTTTGCCAGCAACTGGCCACACGCTTTGCGGGTGACCGCGAGACCACGCTCGGCTCGGACATGTCTCGCACGGAGAGCCGCTCGCGCAACTATGCGGCCCGCGCCAAGGACTATCGGGCCGCCTACTTTGCAGGCATTGGTCAACTGGACCCGGCGCTGCAGGACGCAGCCGCAGGTTCCGCCGTGTCGGCGGTCGTGAGCTGGCCACGCCGGAATCCGCGTCACCGCCTGGTGAGCAGGGGCGGCCTATGAACTTCGACATCAGCCTGGGCGATCTGAGCGCCATCGAGCGCGGCCTGCGCCAGGAGCCTGACTACACCCGCCAGGTGCTGGAGGCCACCATGCATCAGGCCACGCTGCTGGTGCAGCGCGAGTGGCAGGAGAACATGCCGCGCGTCAGTGGCATCACGGCCCGCAGCATCACCAGCGATGTGGCCAGCACGCCTGCCGGTGTGCTCGGCATTGTGGGCAGCAGCCAGCCCACGGCCTTGTTTATTGAGCTGGGCACCCAACCCCACATGCCGCCAATCAAGGCCATCGAGCCCTGGGTCAAGGCCGTGCTGGGCATTCGTGAGCCCAAGGAAGTCAAACGGGTGGCCTTCTTGGTCGCTAGAAAGATTGCCCGTGAAGGCACCGAAGCACAGCGCCCCATGGAGCGCGCGGCCCTGGCCATGCGCGGCCAGGTCATCGCGATGTTTGAAGGCGCCGCCGCCCAGATCCTCAACTTCATCACAGGAGGCAAGGCATGACTGCCGCCACTTTGTCTGCTGCCCGTAGGGCGCTGTTGGCCGTCCTGGCCGCAGTGCCTGCCGTGGGCATGGTTCATTCTCGGGAGCGCTTTGCCGCCAGTGAGGCGGAGTTTCGCAAGCTCTATCTGTACAGCCCGGCGCAGGCCGACGACGACTTCGGACTGGACCCCCATATCCGTGGCTGGTATGTGCGCCGCACTGCGACCTCCGAGGTCAACGCAAACGGTCGCATTCTCAACGAGCACCGCTGGCTGATCCGTGGCTACATGGCTTTTAAAGATGCAGTGGAGAGTGAGCTGATCTTTGACGACCTGGTCGAGCGCATCCGCTCTGCCGTGCGCGTGGACACCACGCTCGGTTTGCCCGGCATGTTGGGCGGCTCCACCCAGGAGGAGCGCGGCGTGCAGGTGGCCAGCGCTGGCCCGGTCATGTTTGCCGGGGTGCTGTGCCACAGCGCCATGCTGGAGATGAGCACCCGCAGCTGGGTGGAGTGGAGGAAGCCATGAAACCCAGCTCCCGCCGCAAGGCCGTACCAGCCCAGCCCGCCATGGTCTCTGTGACCTTGATGGCAGAGCACAAGCACCTGGGCTCTGTGTTCCAGCCAGGCGCAGCGATCTCAGTGCACCCCGATACCGCGCAATGGCTGGAGGCCATGGGAGTGGCCGCGCCCGCGCCATCCACAACTCAATCCGCATCTCAACCTGTCAACACAAAGGACTGACCTATGTCTGATGACGTCATCAAACGCATTTTTGCCCCTGCCGCATTGGTCGGCCAGATCTATGCCCGCGAGTACGGCAGCACCAGTGCGCCGCTGCCCATTGGCAACGTGCTGGCTGCCGAGCTGTCGCACAAGGAGGATGTGAAAAAGCAACCCAATATGACCACGCTGGGCGGCGGCACGCACTCCGAGATCCGCCGCGTCACGGAGGTGGAGCTGGCGATGACGCTGGCCGATATCAACCCGATCAACCTGGCGCGCGCCACGCAGGGCACGGTCAGCGGGGTGGAGCAGGGCCAGACCAGCAATGAAACCCTGAAGGTGACGCGCGGCGGCTTGCTGCGCACCAAGCACTTGCAGCCCAGCAATGTCGTCCTGACCAAGGGCACGACACAAGGCACGGCCACCGTGACCGATGAAGAGCATCTGGACGTCAAGAAGGGCGACCTGGTAGCGCTGGCCCATGCAGGGGCCACGGACGTGACGGTGCGCATCGGTGACAGCGTGGCCACAGCCACCGCGCTGACCATGGCGGGCAACTACTCGGTCACTGCATCAGGTATCCAGCTCGATCCTGCTGCTCCCGATGTCACGGATGGCAAGGGCATCTGGGTCAACTACAAATACCAAACCGTTGGCGATGTGGTGCCTGCGGCGGGCAACTATGAAGTGCGCCCGGCTGGCATCTTCGTGTTCCAGGACGCGACAGGGCTGGCTGAGGGTGAAGAGGTCAAGGTTGCCTACTCTCACGTGGGCTATGCCGTGATCGAGGCCCTGACCACCAAGCCCAAGGAGCTGGAGATCATCCTGGAAGGGCTGAACGAGGCCGATGACGGCAAGCTGGCCATCGTGGAAATTTGGCGCGCGAGCCAGGGCGTGGCATCATCCATCGCGCTGCTGCAGGAAAGCGGGTTCATCAATCTGAAGGTGACCGGCTCGGTCCTGATGGACTCCACCAAGGTGGGCAACGGCATCAGCAAGTACTACCGCGTGCGCAA